TTTTTCTTTTTATTTTTTCTTTCTTTTCTTTCTTTAAATTATCAACTGGTTTATTTTATGAATTATATAGTTAAGGATAGTATGTGAAAAAGATATTATTACTAATAGTTATGTTAGTTACAGTAGCTGTAGCTGATATATATAAAGTAGTTAAAGTTATAGATGGTGATACTATAAATGTTATAGATAATAACAATACAGTATATAAAATAAGATTAGCATATATAGATACTATGGAATCTAGATATAATAATAGATTAAAGAAGATAGAAACTAAATGTAATATAGATAAATATGAACTACTTAAGTTAGGTAAAGAAAGTTCTAATTTTATTAAGTTATTAGTACCTGTTAATAGTTATGTTAAAATAGATATACTAGGTATAGATAATACTAAAACTAGATATGTTGGTGTTGTGTATAAACATAATAGTTTATTAAACTATAGTGATAGTATAACTGTTAATGAAACTATGGTTTCATATGGATATGCTATACCATATACTAAATATATTAAATACTATAATGTTAGTTTATTAGACTATTATAATGAATTGTTTAATACTGGTGTATCTAAAAATAATACCATATTAAATAATGAGTGTGTTATAAACACATTACTAAAATAACAACACTAGCTTAATTGCTAGTGTTGTTATCTATTATACTTTTATCACATACTTCTAATGCTCTCTTCTGTTCTATTACACACTCTAATAGTTTAACTGTTGGTACATAGCCATTACCATTAAGATCACATTTAACTTTAGGTAATATACATTTAACAGGTATATTTACATACACAGTTTCAATAACACGTATAGGTTCAGGTTCTTTACAACTACATCCAGTTAGTAATATAGTTATAACCATAATTAGTATCTTATAAATCTTCATACTTTAACTCCCCTATACTTTTATTAAGTTTAGCACCATCTTCACAGTTACCTTTTTCATATACAATATTAGTAACTATTTCTTTAACTACTTTAGTTTTATATTTAATACCAGGTGGTTTATTTTTCCAGTTTTTAAAGTCTAATAGTAGTTTATCATTATCTACTTTAAGCTCTTCTATTTTTGTATTAGATATATTAATACTATCCTTAAGTTTATCTATGTTAGAATTAGCAACAGTTAATCTATTTAATATAACTTGTTTCTCACCCTCTATTCTATCTATACTACTATTTAAAGTAATTATCTCACTATCTCTATCTTCTATAATACTATTAAGACTATATATCTTATAAGATATTGCTCCAGTTATAGCTAATACAACTAATAAATACACCATGTATCTATTACCAAATATACTTAATACACTCAACATGTTATTACCTCCAGTTTGAATTCACCAAATAGAACTATAACTAGTTGATTGAGTATTATATAAAGATAAGGATTTGCAGCATGGTAATAGTTGTAAAATTGAAAAAATGGGTACCTATAGATGGTATAGAACACATAACAACATCTTGGTATGTTGCTACTGATATAGAGTTTACTAATATAGTTACTACTGTAGAGAATAGTGATATGTTAGAGATGTACTATGAAGATATAACTATTCCTGTGGGTAGTACATATTATGTTAAAGCTATGAGACATTTTAACGATGGCTCTGTTGACTATTGGTCGGAAATAGTACCAGTGTCTAATATTGAGGATCAGTATTCTACTATGTTATTAGCTACTGATACTATAGTAGATGAACCAACTATATATTGTAATAGAGAACATATGGTATCAGATGGTTGTATTAATAGTATAATAGATATAGATGTTAATAATATAATATTAGAAACTAGTAAATATAGAGGTACTAACGATGGTCATCTTTATACACACTGGTTTATATTAGACGAATCTAATAAGTTAATATATACTAACCTTAAAAATAATATTAATAAAACATCATTAACATTAGATAAAAGAACTATTGATTATAATAATAGATCTAATATTACTATAAAAGCTATACATGAATCTAGTAATGGTATTATAAGTGGAATTGGTACATTAACTATTAATAAATATGATATAAATTTTGTTGTAGAACAAGATATTGAATCTGTCATACCATATAATAATTTATCCATATCATTTAGAGCTATAGATATTACAAAAGATACTGGTATAACATTAGTTAACTTATTATACTATGGTAATATTAAAACATTACTTAGTATAAATAATGTTTATACAATACCTTGGTATATATTAGAAGAAGGAGTTGAATTACAGTTAGAAGTAGTTTGTAAAGATAATATTGGTAATATGATAAAGGTATATAAAGATGTAAAGACTATTAGAAATACATCTGGTTATATTAGAAATGAGAATAAGGTATATACACTAGATACTATTAATGGTATAACAGATAGTATAAAATTATCACCATATGTAACATCTGAATCATTAATTAATAATACTATACCAGTACCAACTATCGATAATATAAATATGTCAAGTGTAGATAATTCTTTAGAATTAGTATCTGGATTAGACATGAGTGTTTTAACTAATAATAATGCTGGTACATATATTAAAGTATTTAATAAAAATATGATATTAGTAGATACTTTAAATAGTGATAATAAACCAACATTTTTATTATATAGATATATACCTAATAGTAATTCATTTACATTATTACAAACATTAGTTCGTGATATGGAAAGTAAACCATTAGGTTATACTAATGGTATAATATTAATAAATTCAAAAGAGTTTATTTATAATCCAGTTGATACTAACAGATTAGTTAAATATTCTATTATAACTAATGAAATAGTAGAATTAAAATCTATCCCATTAGCTAATACTAAATATTGTATTATAAGGATAGAAGATAATAAATTATTAATTATTATTAATGGTAGTTATAACACATATGTTTATAATATTATAAATGATACATATGTAGATGGTATAAGTATAACATCACCAGTGTATAGTGTCGTTACTGAACTTAAAACAGTTGAGTTAGCTAATGGTGATACTATTTTATATCAAACAGCTGATGATACTGATAAAACTATTATGTTATATAAACATAATACCCAAGATTTTATATCTATAGAATTAGATCATAGTTTATGTGGTAAAGATAGTGTTGTGTTAGATCAAGAAGGAAATGTTATTTTTTATAAACTTATCGATGATTTGTTTGTAGAAGGTGATGAGTATGTTGAATATATAAAATTAACATAGTTAATATAATTGTTAGATTTAAAATTTTTTAACAAATATATGATTTAAATATTTCAAGGAGAATCCATGAGTTTGATTAAAAATGCCTCACCTGAAGTTATACTTCTTGGTGCCGATGATAAGAGTATACGTTATGTTACACCTGAACCAGAACCGATACCCCAACACTTACCACTATTTTTTATATTTGCTAAAAAAGGTACAACAGCAAGAGTTTTAACTGGAGCTACTAAATTACCTTTCCTATATAGTGCAGATAGTTTTGATGGTAATAAACCATGGTTTAACCATCAGACTAGATTCTTAAGAGATATTGCTGGTACTGGTAACGTATGTATGGTAGAACGTGTTGTTCCTACTGATGCTGGTGTTAGATCTAATGCTGTTATCTATATCGATGTATTAGCTACTAAAGTACCTAATTACACAAGAACAAGTCAAGGTGATTATGTTATTGATCCTAGTACAAATGCGTATATGGTAGATTCAACAACACCTGAGATAGATGGTTATAAGATTAAATTTATTAAAGAATATGATGCAGTTAATGATGCTGTAAGATTAGGTATGTTGCCATCTAAAAATGGTACTATGACTGATGGTATTAAAACATCTATGATGTATCCTATTTTTGAAGTTAAAGCTAGATACCACGGTGAATACTATAATAATATTGGATTTACTATTAATTCACTATTTAAAGAAGAAGTTGATAGTAAGATAGTTGCTGCTACTAAATCAGTTCCATATAGTTTATCTCTATATTCTAGATTAGATAGTAAGTCATCACCTGTTATTACTAGAAGTTTATTTGGAGAACCGTCTGTAAACTTTACATTTAAATATAAAGCTATTAATCCAAATACTGATGGTAGATTTGATTTAGAGTATGTGTTTGATAAGATGTGGTATAACGAGACAGATAGTCTTAAACCATTAAAATATAATGATTTCGAAGGTCTTTATTTCTATAGAGAAAACTTTGAGTTAGTAACTAAATTGTTTATGTCTAAAGAGAAAGATTATATATCTACAACAGAACAAACTTGGTATGATGGATTAGATGCTAGTACTGCAACATGGTTTGATTACACAACTACTGATGCTACTGAATTACTAGATGAAAACTATATTATTAATCCATTCGTATGTAAATCTAGTAAAAATATTAAATATTTTACACTTATGCAAAGTGATGAAATTGCAGTTACAACTGGTATACAAAAAGAAGTTAACTTAAGTACTAACACACCTATCTTCTTAGAAGCTGGTTCTGACGGTACTATGAGTAATGAGATGTTTGAATCATTAGTAGTTGGTAAGATGCAAGAGTATTTAGATCCAGATAGTAGAGTTATAGATACAGCTATTAACGTTGAATCTGTATTTTACGATAGTGGGTTTACATTAACTACTAAAAAAGAGTTAGTAAACTTTATATCGGTTAGAAAAGATACTGCATTAATAATGTCTACACACGATGCTATGCTTGGTGAAAGATATTTACCACTATCAGATTCAAGAGCTATTGCAGTTGCACTTAAAAACAGACTAAAATTAGCTCCAGAATCAGAGTATTATGGTACTAGTGTTGCTAGAGCTATGGTTGTTGCTGGTACTGGTATTCTACGTGATCTAAGCACATTAGAAAGAATTCCACTTAACTATGAAATAGCTATTAAAGCAGCTAAGATGATGGGTGCTAGTACAGGTATGTGGAAAGCTGTTGAAATATTCGATAGATATCCAGGTAATGCATTATCATATCTAATTGATCCACAACCAGAGTTTATACCAGCTGGTATTAAACCGACATTATGGGCTGATGGTATAGTTTGGGCGCAACCATTTGATAGAAGTACTTATCACTTCCCTCAGTTACAAACTATTTATGAAAATGACACATCTGTACTTAATAGTTTCTTTACTATTATGGCTCTTTGTACTGTTACTAAAGTAGGTGCTGAAGCATGGAGAAACTTTACTGGTTCTGTTAAATTAACAAACGGTGAGTTTAAAGAGGCTGTTGCAGAATTTGTTACTAAACGTCTTAAAGATAGATTTGCTGGTATGTTTGTAACTATTCCTGAAGTACTAATAACAGAAGAGGATGAATTACGTGGTTATAGTTGGAGATTAATTAATAAACTATATGGTAATAATATGAAAACTAAGATGGTTTATACTACAGAAATATGGCGTATGTCTGATTTAGAAGCTAAGTGATATAATGGTAGTATTCCTTATACTGTAACAGTATAAGGAAAGTTAATAATAAATAAATAAAAAAAGGATTAACATGGCTAGAATAACAGACGCTATCTTAGCAAAAGATACTGTTTATGCAGCGCATAGCCCAGCATTAGATTTAGTTGCTGGTGGTCAAAATGGATATATGGCTAGAATAGGTTTACTAGGACCAGATGGTAAGTCATATGATGAGTGGATATCTAACCACGCGTATGTAAAGAAAAATATTATACCTGTAGTTATACAGTATCCTAAATTCTTTGATCTTATGCCTGATAAAGATAAATGGATAGCTACATACAAAGCATTGTTAGAACTACACCCATTAACTATAGAGGGTTTATCATCTGGTTTAACAGTAGAGTATGATGAACATGCTATTGGTGGTGCGGGTGAGATGCAAGAAGAACTTACTAATGTTACTAGAGCTAGAAGTACAGTATCTATGACATTTAAAGAAAAAGCTAATAAGTCTATTCAAAGATTTTTAGATTATCTAATTAGATATGGTATGATGGATCCAGACGTTAAGAAACCGTTAGTAACTAAATTTATGGATAATATAGATGCAGTTGGTGGTATGTATACACCTGATTATTATACTGGTACTGTATTATATATTGAACCAGATACAACACATAAAGTAGTTGTTGACGCATGGTTATGTTCTAATATGGCTCCTAAGAGCAATGGTGATAGAACAGGTAAGCGTGATATTAAATCTGCTGGAGAAGCTCCAGAATTATCTATAGAGTGGACATCTATTACTATGAATAATGAAGCTGTTTTATTATTAGCAGACAGAGTATTAGCTAGTTTAACTATTATTAATAAGATACCTGATACAGATCTAGTACTTCCAGTACAAGATGTTGATCAATCTGTATTAGCAGCTAAAACAGGTTTTAATCAGTACAACTAAAAAATAAGATATACTAACAGTAGCTATATAGCTACTGTTAGTTATTTGTTGTCTCTAGTATCTAGTTCTTTGTTATACTCTACTGTTACAGTTACACCATCTGGAAATACAGATACTGTTTTAGTAAATTCTTTATTAACATCACCATGACACATATCTACTTTAGTATTTAACACAGTCTCTAAGTAGTCTGGCAGTTTATCTATAACATAACCATACGTCATACTAGTTCTTTTAGTAAAGCAGTTGTCTCTAGTATCTAGTTCTTTGTTATACTCTACTGTTACAGTTACACCATCTGGAAATACAGATACTGTTTTAGTAAATTCTTTATTAACATCACCATGACACATATCTACTTTAGTATTTAACACAGTCTCTAAGTAGTCTGGCAGTTTATCTATAACATAACCATACGTCATACTAGTTCCTTTAGTAAAGCAGCTGTTAGTTGTTCTTCTAACGCTTTAATTTTCTTTTTAGACATACCGTTAGATGGGTCATGTGCAGTTATTCTAACTGCCGATTTAGTAACTGGTTCACCACCTGTCATAGATGGATATGTTTTACTTCTATATGTGGTAATATCTAAAGAACCGTTAGCATCTACTGTAAACGGTAGTTCAACAATAACTTTTTCAATCTCTTTATCTTTAAGCATTGATTGTTGTGCTACTTCAGTACTAAACTTCGCAGCTTCTTCCACATAAGCTTTACTGTATTTACTAACAGATTTTAACATATCTGTAGTAATATCATCATTACCTTTTTTATACACTTCAGTGTCAGTATATTTTAGGGTAAGTACTTTACCAACTTTGTTCTCTTCTAGCAGTTCATGTTTAAACATGTTATGTCCTTATGTATACATTAGGTATTTAATTTTTTGTAAATATTATGCATATACTTACATCTACCTACATAAATAATATATGATTAAAAAATATTGGAAGATACACTTAGATTGTTTTTGTGAATATATAATATAAGGAACTATTTATGGCTATAAGTGAAAATAGATTATCAGCTACTAATCTGACAGATATGTTAAATACTGATTTAGCTAGTATTGCTAATAATGATTACAGTAGTATAACATCCAAAGCTTTAAACTCTGTTAAAGAACCGTTATCATCTCTTGTTGATAATAGTCCAATGCCAACAGCTGGACCATTACTAAGTGCTTTAGATAAAATAAAACCACAACCGACTAATATAGGATCATCAGCATTAAGTATATTTGAAGATACGTTATGTAAAGGATTAACATTACCCTCTTTAGGTTTACCTAAATTTAATTTATCATTACTTAGAGATCTTGATTTTGAAATGTCTTTATGTGGTAAAAGTATAAAACTCAACCCTATTGATGCTATGTTAAATATTACTAAACCTTTAGGTAATAAAAAAGATTTGTTATCTAAAAGTAATGAAAAAATATTAAATAAATTTATAGACACTGATACTAAACAATTATTAAAATCTGCTGGGTTAAATAGTAGTATGTCAGATTGTTATCTTAATAGAACTAAGAATGGGTTAGTTAATGGTTCTAATGGATATGGTAACACACTAACATCTAAATTAAATATGAATAATCTCTTAAATAGTAGAGATTGTAATCCATTAGTAGGATTAAATAGTTATAAAGATAAATTCATATCTGATATGTCGGCTACTAATATAATAGATAGTTTATCAGTAGATGACAGTGGGATAGCTGTGCCATATGTATCTAATATGTTAGCAGATAACAATTCTCGTAGTAGTACATTAACTGGTATATCTAGATCGTTAAGCTATGCTAACGATGATACAGTTGATAATAAGTTATTACTAGCTAGTAGTGCTAGTTCATCGGCTTCTAATCCACAAAATAGAAATATTGAATCTATACAGCTAAGAACTGACAGTAATTTAATATTAAGTAATTTAAGTAATACTTCAACAACAACTAATAGCCCGACTAGTGATGCTATTAATTTAACTAATGGATTAGATGTAGTAGATCCTAATTGGTCTAAAGATAATGAGGGTAATACTAACTTATATAGGACAGCTGGTAATGAAAGATTAGCAAGTGTTAGTAATAGTTATATAACTAGCCGACAACCTATAAATAATACAACAGGTAGTGTTACTACTAACTTATCGAGATATGATCAAATAGCTATAGTAAATGCAGTTGTATAACATATGATGTATTACATACACCAATTGGTGTATGTAATACTATATTAATTTTGATGTGATAAAGTTAAACTATGGTTACTCACAACACCACCTATAACATTAGATAGTTTTTCACCTATACGAAGTCCCCATGATGAAGATGAAATAGATTGTTCAAAATTCATCATAAGTCTAGATGCTTTTAATTTAAGTTTAGGTATTACATATTTAGTGGTTAAGAGATCTCTAGCTGCTAATGTAGCTATGTAATTAGATAACGGTGTATCATCTTCTAACGATACATTAAATATGTTAAATATAGAAGAATTAATAGGTGCTGTTACTAATGTACTAAAATCTGTAACCGTAAAACTAACTTCTATAGCTAACGGTCTTCTTTGTTTATTAAAACCTAAATTAGATGTACCTCTTGATATAGATAAACTTGTTATCATACCTAACTTAATATTCTGTATACCTTTACTATATAAACTACATATAAATGGTGATGTGTATGATGATTTACCAGTTGATAATGGTAATGTACCTGCTAGTAACATAGCTAACGGTATGTATATATTTTGTAGTTGTGAAATAGGATTTCCATATGGTGATATTAATGTCATATTATAACTTATCTGTGGTAAACTCATATCACTATCTTCCCATTTTTTAGGAAGATCTACATAGCCACCACCAGTCATAGTTTGTATAACACTAGATAACCCATATGTAATACTATCTAAAGTACCAGCTATCACACCTTTAGCTTGTTTCATAATCTCATCAGTACCTGGTATAACGTTACCTCCAGCCATATCAAATTTAATATTTCTAGCACCAGCTGCAACACTTTTAATATTATCACCAACACTAATATTACCAACACTATTACTAAAACTCTCTGATACGCTACCAACATAATCTACATAAAATGCTGCGTGTAAACCACCCATACGTGTTGAACTATCTATAGCATCAGCTAGACTTTCTAAATACGGTTTTTTCTTATCATTATCTATTTTAAAACTACCATCTTTATCTTTAGTAAATTCTGCAACACCACCTGGTTGTTTAGGTTGCACCATATTCTTTGGATCATTTTCTTCATATTTACTATTATCAGTAGCGTTATCTCCGAATATACTACCTTTAGAAGTTATTACTTTTAGATAATTACTAAATGATAAACGTTGATCTAACTCGTCTATAAAACTACTGCCAGGTGAACCTAGTTCATATGTAGATTGTTCTTTCTTAAGATAACCGATATAGTCTTTAATCATATCTGGACTACCGTTTTCAAAATCATCACGCTCTTTTAGTAGTTGATGATTAGCAATAGTTTGTGCTCTTGTAGCTATAGCAAATACATCTATGTAGTTATTATCAGATATTAGCCCAGGTAGTAATTTACGTATCTCTTTCATATCATTTTCATCAAGTTTAACATTAACACCTAGTTTACCAGCACCATTAGGATCTGGTTGTAGATCTGGTATTAATATACCTAACTCAGTAGCTAGGTTAGTAACTAATGTATTAACAGTTCCCCAATATGTATGCATAGTAGGTTCTAGATAATAATAGTTAAAGTTACTATTACCTATAAGTACTTTGCTAACTAACTTAGCAGCCCATATAGTTAACGTTATTAAAGGGAATGCAGCTAACATAACAAATCCACCAACACCGGTAGCGATAGTATATCCTAACGGAACTCTACCAGTGTTAGCAATACTACTATCCACATAGTCTATAGCTCTTAAAAAGAAGTCTATAAGGTTATTAAATCTTGGTACTCCAAATTCCATAAATACTGTTTGAGCATTATCATCTATAGCTTCTGAATAGTATCTACCCATACCATGATTACCTGTAGTATGACTAACTGCCACATCAGCTTTCATTATACGGTGACCACCTTTTATATCACAGTATCTAGTAAATTGTGGTCTAGGGTTAATACCTATATTACCACCTAGACTAGTATCTGTAAACTTCCAACTAGCAGTAGTCCAATACCTATTATTTCTATCAACTGTTTCAAGATCAGAGTCAGGTGTTATAAATCTAGATTTAACCCATTCGTTATCTATAACAGTAACATCATCATTAATTTTATCAGTATCTGTAACAACATTAAATAAACTATTAATATTACTATTAACATTTGTATTTAATACATCACCCAGTGATAATATTTTATCAAACATAAAAATCCTTTAAATCTATAATAGTATTCTGAGGATAACCTCAGAATACTACCATTTTAATAATATACTATGTGGTTTAGATGTAGATTGTACAGATTTTATTAACTCAGTAGTTATTTCTATATCATCTTTAGATTCTAAACTACAATTAAAACATTTAGATATTTCATCACCATTAGCTAGTTCATCTAGATTTATTCTACATAAATCTAACGATTCTACAGATACTTTCTGTTTATCTAATGTAGACCACTTATTAGCTGTTTGTATACCAGGTTCTAATACCCAGTCCCACGTTACTATCTGTAATATCTTTTTAGTATTAATACCATTAACATTACTATCTTGTGTAAATGATCTAATACTAAATGGTACATTCTGATCAGGATTATCTAAATCTTTTTTAAGTGCATCACCTAGTGGTCCGGATGGTTTAATCCATCCTTCTATTAAAATAGTTGTTCCTTTACCAGGAAATCCAGATGGTTCTTTAGTAGGTGTTAATATAAGTTCTCTAATATGGTGTGAGGTATTAGATAATTCTATTCTAAGATTTCTAGCAAAGAAATCTGCTTTAGACATACCAGTCTGGTAAGAGGGATGCCCACACTCACCTTTTAGATAACCACTCTTTAATCTTCTTGATAATGAATGTGATTGATTATCTATAAGATCTTTAACACCATCAGATAGATAAAAGTCACCAGCTGTGTTAAATGCGTCAATAGCACCTAGTATAACTCTGTAATACCCTTTATCATCTTGTTCTAATTTTCTATTATCAGCTTTTGATTTAATAGCTGTAAATACTATTTCTTGTCCCATAAATATCCTACTTTCTGAGTACTTCTGATACTCTAGATGTTTTTGTTTCAGGTGATATAATAGCGTTAGTTAAACCAGCACCCATGTAACCACCTATAATCTTAGCACCAGTATTATCAAACGAATACTGTATGTTATTTAAACCAATATAATAAGGATATGTTTTATTCTTATTATTTAACGCTGTTCTATAAAAAACTGTCTTATTATTAATATCTCTAGTAGTTATAGCTGTTAATATTTCAAATGTTAAAGGGTTATTACCAATATTACTATTAGCGTATTTTTTAGTCTCTAAAAATATATTACTAACATCATCATAGTTAAGATACCATGGTATGTTACCTTTTATATAAAATTCGTCAAATAGATCATACATAAAATTATCTTGCATAATAAGATTATTATTAATGATAAATACATCACCTTTATTAAACAATAACTCTTTATAAACAACATCACCTACTGATATATTATTAATAACATAAGGTGAAAGTTCTTGTATTATGGGTGATAGTGTAATAGCATAGTTATCGTCTTCGTCTATTATAGCATATATAGCAGGTAATCTGACAGTAGCACCCATACTAGCTAATTCTTTAGTTACAAATCTTTCTGGGAATACAACACGAATATTACTATTAACTATAGTTATATCATTAGTTACTTTAAAGTAACTTTTAATAACAGATGGATCTCTTTTTAACTTACTTACATCTATCACATCCATACTATATACCTCTTACATTTACTTGTTGTAATAGATAATCTAGTATAAGTTCAAATGATGCAAAACTAGCTGCTTGTGAAGCTGATAGTGTTTTATCTAATTTACTATACTCTATCATATAGTTGGTAAATGTACTAAAGTTAGTATTAGGAAACATTATATTAGCAACAATAATATTAGCTATATGATTTATATCTAATAATGATGAAGCATTGATATTAGCTAATATATTAGCTAGTTCAATACTAGCAGTCTCTTTATCAACAACTACTATCTCTTTAAGATCTTTAGGTAGTATATTATCATATACATCTCTTATTACGATATCGTATAATGTTTTATATTTTTTAATATCAGCAGTAACATTAGACATTCTAGATAATTTAACTTTATTATCCCAAAGTTTAATATATTTATCAGCTTTTATTTTAATATTATCGTATAACATATCACTAGTACTTACATCACCACTTAATAACATACCTAACATAGCTTCAGCAGTATATCCTTCTGCTAGTAATTGTGCGTATAGATCACTGTCTACTACAATAGTATATTCATCTCTAATAGATAATACTAATTTTTTAAGTCTTTTATTAAGAGCTATATTTTCAATACCCACAGCTAAGTAATTTAATAGTTCTAAATATAAGAAATTCATATGTTTAGTATATGCGTCTATAGTAATATTAACATTAGACGGTTTATTATCTTTAAGGTTATATACAGCTACATATAACATAATAATATCATTAAGTTTACCAATAGTATTAATACCTAAAGTATCTATATTAGTGTTAGACTTAGATATGTTTATTAAATACTTATCCCATAGTTTTAATAGATCTTCATCTGTATATAATTTAACTATATTAGCAGTATATTTATCTAATGAAGTTAGATTATGTTTAAACATCTCTCTGATAACACTTTTATCTGGAGTTGGTATTGATAATGTAGATACTGGTAATGATAAAGGTTGTCTTTTACTAGTAATAGTACCGTTATCTATAAGTTCATTTAGTATAGTAGGTGTTTTAAATTCTATTATACTATATTTAGCAGTATCTGGAATATCTCTGTGTTCAGATAGTTTATTATTCATATGTTTTTCTACATCTGTTAGTAGTGGTAATAGTTTACCTTTTATTAACATTAGTTCATTTTTCATTTTACCAGATATAGCAGTAGTTATAGCACCTACCACATTATCATTTGACATAGGAACTTCAATAGCTTCAAATATACTACCAGGTAGTATGTCTATAACCATACCTTGTGCAGCTAATTCATTAGCTACAATCTCTATTACATTTTTCATTATTAACCTACTTACTTAATTTTAAATTTAGTTCTTAATTTATTAACAATAATACTATTTAAATTGTTATTATATTCAGTAAGGTCACCTTTAGTAGGTGTTGCCAGTACATCATTAGGTGTTGTATTAACTAACACATCTAGTGTTCTTTTAGCTACAGTTACTATATTTTGTAATCTGTTTATATTGGTATCAACATTATTAACAAGCATCGCTTTTCCTTAATTGTAAATCATTTAACTGCAGTATCATACTGCAGTTAATGTATATCTATTTAAAATAAATATCTATAGCTTTATCAGCTATTTTATCTAATAACATACTAGTAGTACCAATAAGATATGGTGAGTTAACTATCCTAGCTGCTATAGACCTACTAGAAAATAATATATCAACTGGTGTTTTATCAGTTGTAGTTATATCATAATTATATACCTCACCAACAGTAAATTTTAATTGGTTACTAAGTATAGCTTTATCACCTATTCCCATACTAACACCAGTGTTAATATAAACTTTTATCTCAACAGTATCTTCTAGTAGTGGCACGCCTGATATAGAGTAACTACTAGTAACTCTACCAGTATAGCCAGTTTGTTCTAATAACTCTTTATCACTATGTGATATTAATTTTCTTAAACTTTTACTTATAGTATCTAATTCACAATTATATCTAACTTCTATCTTACTAATAGTACCACGTATCTTAGATTTAGGAGAACTAGTTTTTATATCTTGTAATATTGCTATAGTTCTTTCATCCAGATCTTCGTCATCTATAAATGAATCAGTTATACTAAATAATATATCACTAGGTTCTATACTAACATTAGGCATTTTAATATTTAATATATTATCAGATTTATTAATTACTATAGATTTTACTTTAGTAATAGTAGTTCCTAAGTAACTACTCATATTTTTAGATATAGCAGCTGAATCTTCATGTGTTTGTGAATCTTCTACTAATGCCACAGTTATTATATTACCTTGTTTATATATAACACGTTTATTATTAAATATATCAGGCTCGAAGAAACTACTATCATAAATTATAGTATCGTCTCTGGTAAATTTATCACCTATTTTAAGATTAGGTACCATAATATGTGTATAACAACTATTAGATTCTTCTTTACTAGTCCAATTCTTAATAGAATATTTTTTAATACCTAGATTTTTATAATTAACTTCTATACTGGTATCCATAAGTTTAGTAACAACACCTTCATCCTCAGCAACTATAATAAACTTCTTATCAGATCTAACCGGTAGTATAGCTTCATAACCGGTTCTTACATTAGGTACACGCATATTATTAATAGGTACTATGTGAGATGCCATGATGCTACTAAAGTTTGCACGTTTAATATCATCATTTATAGTAAATGGCATTAATAAACCATTGGTAGATAGAACACCACTTATACCATCTTCTTCAATATTAAACTTATCTAATATACCTCTAGTATTACTTATCATAGGAGCTGCGGTCATATAGGCACTTATACCAACATCTGAACTATCTTTAGTAGCTTCAGATATAATACCTATTTCAGATTCATGCATAGCTCTAGTATCTCTACTCATACTTAACGCTGATCTTCCGTTATGTCCTAAATATGTTACATCCTCAGCTTGTTTAAGAGCTGCCATTGGATTTAAATCATCTACTAATACAGTAGAACTATCTTCATTAAGTTTATTAATAACTGTATATGGGTTCATAGTTATTTTACTTTTACTAAAGTAACTCTTATTCTCATGTTCTTTAATACTAGTTACTAATTCACTATATAACATACCAGCTATACGTTCATATCCCTTAATACTCATTTCTAATATATTATTAGGATTAACATAACTATCATCTACTAGTAATTCATTAGCACGTATTAATAACCCCTTAAAATTGGTAGCCTCTTTCATAGTTTTAAGTACTGTTAATGTCATAGGGTCTACAAACATATTTTCTAATAATTTAATTTCATTAATAGTTAATAGATTAAGTCCTAGTTTATTAAATATTATACTAAAGTTGCTACGAGTATTAAAAGTGTCTAAATCAACACTTTTAGTTATATCCACAATAGATCTTAACCCAGCTAATATTAAATCGGAATATCCATAGTCTCTATCAATTACCAGTGTTACATTTTTAAATACCAATTTAAATTGGTTTGGTAATAATGTTATTCTACTATTAGATTCAAATATTGAATATTTAATATTTAACACTTTAAGTAGTGTATTAATGCCAATATAATATGTTAACAATATAACTGTTGGTATAGTAGTTTTATATATTTGTATATTAGTATATTCTATAGGCATCTTACTAATATCTATATTTAAATATAATAATAGTTCTGGTAACTCTTTAAACTTACCTTTTTCATACATAAATAATCTACTACTAACATCCATAACAACTGGTATATTACTAATATTACCTACTAAGATATTTCCATCTTTTTCTATGGTTGTTAATATTTTAATATCAATATCTTTAAAATGTTTATATCTATTTTCATAATCAAATGTTAAAAATAACTTATCATAACGAAATGATTTAATATATCTAGATATATGTCCATATAGTTGCGGTATTTTAACATCTAATATAGTAGGTGGTGTTAATACTAAGTCTCTTAGTTTATTATCAGTTTCATATAGTTTAACTATTTGATTACGTAACCAGTAACCAACATCATCTTTTTTATAAGTTGCTTTACTAATAAATATTTTACCATAATAACTACTTAATGCAACTTCAGTATTATTTATCTTACGTATAGGTAAATCACCTCTAAACTTACGTAACCTATATGTGTTTTGACTTAACTTAAAAGTACCATCATTCTCTATTTTAGGTAACATAATTTTAACTGTACTAGTTCCACCTGATAGTGATTTAATATTAATACTATGTTCTTCCATAGTACCTAATATACTATTACTAGTTTTTATATCATAACCATTAACTATCATATTATGATTTTGTATACCGTACACAGCTCTTATTATATCTTTTTTATACTGTTTAGTAATATAATCTTTATCTATAGTACCTATAACATCAATATTTTGTTTAGGATTTAAAACAACTTTATTAGGTGTTATAGTCATTTTATCTCTAGGTATAACATAGTTATCATTATCTATATTTAATACATCTATAAGTTTATCTTTAGTATCGTATGGTGATACAAGTTTATCTTGTGAATTAATAGTTTCTGATATAGTTTCATACTCTTTTTTAGATATAACATTATTAGTTCTTAAAGATTCTACTTTGGATAATACTGTTTTAAAATTACCACTATCAGCTTTTATATCACTTATCGATGTGTAATTAGTATTATCATTAGTTTCATTAAGAACTATTTTAGCTTCTATAACAGATGATGTATCTTCTTCTACTATTTCAGTATTATCAGGATCTATATCATCTTCACTACTAGATTTAATAATAGCACTTTCAACTACTTGTTGTTCCATAATAATATCAACATCAATAGTATCATCTTTATCTTCATTAATATTATCAGCTATATTAATAGTTTTACTATCAAGTTGTTCTAAGTCACTGTTATTAACAACATTTTCATTTATTAATTTATATATTAAAATATATAATAACTTTCTAACAGTACTAGCTTTATGTTTTTCTAAATCACTAGGTAAATTATATTCTGATACTATACCTAATAATATACCTAAATTTAGTATAACACACTTATTGTCTATTACAAACATTAAGTTAGTACTATTATAATCTTCTTGGTGTATGTTATTAAACATACTATTAACTCTTAGTTCTGGTGTTAATAGTTTCCATAGTTCTATAATAGTAAAGTGTTTATAAGTAGGTATATTATCTAACTGATTAGTTAGTACTTTAACACTATATTTATTAAGGTCTAATCTAGTAGGTAATTCATTAGGTATATCTAATAATATAAATTTATTGCGAGTAGATTTACTAATATCTTCTGTTAGTGTAAGTAAACTATTATTATATCTAAATATTCTATTCATAGGATGTGATATATATCTATATCTATTAGTTAATGCACCGTAGTTATATACAAATAGTACTTTATCAGTTACCTTAACATTTAACATATTAGGTTTTAAGAATTTAAATGTTTTCTCTTTTTTATACATATCTGATATTATATTATTAATACTAGTTGTTGATTCTGTATATTTACCATTATTAGCTTTATCAGAGTAGTTAAATATACTCTCTACAACAACCTTATTAGTATTTTTTAAATAACTATATTCTCTACTAATATATTCTACAATTGGGTTTACTTTAAACCAATATAATGCAGAATTTATAGGAAATTCAAATGTATTAGTATCTAATATTCTAGGTGTTATAAAATGCGCTAAACGCCTAGTCCCTTTATCTCTATATAATTTATCAAAATATAACATACTATATTCCTTTTCTGTGTAATCAACGAATCAACTATTCTGTGAAATCAATACTAGGATATGGGATGAATGCTATAAATAAAGCACTTACAGATATAAAATATACTATACCTAATGAAATATTAAATATAGCATTTATGGAAAGATCAACTAGAATAAATCAAATCATATCTCTAGATGAAAGAATACTAAGTATGGTATTAAGACCAAGGGTATTAGTAGACTGTAATTTAGTTGGTGGTATGGTAGTTAAATTAGATACTAATAAATGTAATATAGTATATCTAGATAATAGAGAATATATAATAGAAGTTCCTAAACTATTAACTAATAATAAGTCAATAGTTAGTGTATTATCATTATTAAGTAATGTATCAACAGTTAATAGTACTAATGTTAGTATATCACCATTAGAAACAGCTGCTAGTACTATGTTTGATAATCTATCAACTGTTAATGTTATACAAACATCTAGATTAGAGTTAGTTGGTGAAAATACTATATTAGTAGCTGACCCTAGTAAGCATCTATCAAATGGTATAATTAGATGTGTTATAGAGAATAGTAGTAATTTAGAGAACTTTAACCCTAGAAGTTATTTAGCTTTTAGTAAACTAGTTATGTTAGCTATTAAAAGTTTTGTATATAATAGTTGTAAAATTAAATTAGACCAAGGTTATGTATATGGTGGTCATGAGTTAGGTACTATTACTGAAATAGTAGATAGTTATGCTGATGCTGAGGAAATGTATCAAGATTATTTAAGAACAGTATTTAAGAAAATATCTTTTATTAATCAAGATGAAAGAATGGGTTCTTATATTAAAAGTATGTTAGGTAATAGTATATAGTAACTAGATATCCACATGGATATCTAGTTATCTAATTTAGTTTTTATACATTGTTGTAATTGTTCATTAAGATACACTTGTTTATTATATTGTTCTAATAGTTCTAAATATTTAGTTCTATAAGACTTAATAACAGTTTTTCTATTATCCAATAATGTTCTGTGTAAAATATCGTCTTCATATGTTTTAAGTATAACCGCTGATGCTAATACTACCTCAACTGTAGAATCAACACCAGTTACATCATAAACAGTTTGTTTAACAGTATCTTTTACTAACGTAAAATCATATGATAATGGTAATTGACCTAGTCCTATTGCTAAAATAGTATCTTGATATTTAACACCAGCTATTTGTGGCATAGATAGTATTTTATTAGCTGGTACATAAAAATACTCATTACCAGTAGTTGTTAGTACAACTATAGGAACATTGTTATCTAAATCATCTTTAAAATCAATATCAGATAGTCCGACTGGAACATATATAGTTTCATAAGGTTTCTCTTCTGAATTATATATTTCTAATAATGATCTTATACTAGTAACTGTATACTCTTGGTTATTATATAATTTATTATCAAAAGGTTCTTTAAAAATAAAAATACCTTTTGTATTAACTGGTGGTACTATCATTAACAGCCTCCTCATGACTAGCTTTTAATGCAGCTATAGCTACATTAGTATCATTTATAAAAGTTAATATATCTATATCATTTATAGTATATATTTCTGTTGCGTATTTTATACTTTTACATTTTATAATGGTTGATTCTGATACAAATTCTATAATATTAGATTTAATTCTAAATATATTATCTATTAAATATGCAAATATACTACCACGTATTAGTTTAGGTGTTGTGTATCCACCTATAGATATATTATTTAGTTCATCATCTGTATACTCACTAGTTATTCCTGATATATTAGTAAATTCTATATCACTAAGATTGTCAAAACTACTTAAATCTAACATAGTAATCCTTATTGTATAAAACTATCTATACGTTTTTTAATATCTTTAAATTTACTAACACTACCACCAGTTAGTTTAGTTGGTATACTTAAATTACCAATATGTTGTTCGGTTATACAAGCTTCTACTAAATCACTTAAAGTTTTTACTAATTCAGTAGTACTGTTAATAACTTCAAATTTAGGCGTAACAAAACTAGTTAATCTATTTATATTACTATGTAACTTATCATCAGCACTATCTAATTCTATAAAATTACCTTTACCGTCACGTATAGTTAGTTTACCTTCTTTAGTATCTATATCTATATCATATGTTGTATGTTCACCATCATTATCAGCAGTATGTAATTTAACATACTTATCATATGTATTAACTGTTAAATAATAACCTTTATCTATATAATCTTTATTTTCTATATCATCTTTATTAGAATAAAAATAAATAACTTTTTCATGTTTTCTTAAATCTGGTTCACAGTATACAGTATTCCAATAATAACCATCTATACCATTAAAATTGTATATATTAACAGTTTCACCTTTCATTACATCAGGTGGTGTTATTCTATTAGAGTTATCTAATGGTAACCATTTAGCTGTTATAACTTTAGATCTATCAACATTTACAGATATAGTATTACCGTGTACATCAACAGTAGTTACTTCTATTATATCTTTATCAGTAAGATCACCGACATTAGTTGTTATCTGTTCTATAGGATGTATATCTATATACCAATTGTCTTTTACTTTATCTTTTGCTACGTAACCCATAGCATATAGAAATAATTTACTACCAGATTCCATAGTTATCCTTGATAATATAATAAATAGATATACCAAGCATAACTTGGTATATCTATAAGAGGGTTAAATAGTATTTTATTTATTATAATGGTTAAGTTTAATAGATCCCTCTCATCTAATATCCCATGTCCATAAGTAACTCAGTGTTTACTTTAGTATAAAACCCTATCGACTCTAATACTAATCTAGCTGATGTTAGATTATCTAATATAATACCTTTATAATCTATAATATTGTGTAATTCAACTGGAACACCTGCTGTTGATATTATACTAACTGGTAGTCTAAATGTTCTAATAATATCTTTATTATATTTAGTTACAAAATTAGATAATTTATCTTTTATATCAACATCGGATATATTAGATATAAATAATTCAAAATCTTTTTTACTATTTATAACAGTTGGTATTTTTATAACATTATATGTTGGTTTACCAGCATTACCGTATTTGTCTGCAAATACAGTATCCCATAATATATGATTTATATACGGTGATTTAGTTGGTTCATCTTTATAAGAATTAGGTTCTTTTATCTTTTCTAATTTATATATATCTATATTACCAGATAATATTTTCTTATGCAACTCTCTTTCCATATCAGCTACTTTAGTTACATACTCTAATATACTTATCTTTTCATTATTAGATATTTTATATAGTATCTCTTTCATCATACTTACAGTTTTACTAACTATATCTTGGTTAGCAGCAGAACCTATGAAATGTACACCTTTTATTTCTATCTCAGGATTCTTATATACGTTACCCTCTTGTATTAAAGTATCTGCAAAATAATGTTTATTAACATTAGCTGCTATGAATACCGACCAGAAGAATTCATTCTTCATTTTTAATAACTCTACTAAGTTATTATCAACATTCATATTCTTAGCAAATATTTTTATGTTATGATCCATAACTTGTGTATTGATAGTCATAACAGCTGCTGATAACGCAGTAGCTTCTTCTGAAAATCTTATATTACCATAATACCATTTTATCCACATATCATAACTACCACACGTACTATCTGTATCTGATAGTACAATACTATCTCTTATCATATCTTTTACATATGCTATACTAGTAGGCATAATCTCTGTAGTAAAAAATGTTCTAAATAATACTTTATATACAGCTAACTGTTCAATAGTATTTTTAGCAGTTGATGCTAATATTGTTAGTGTTTCAGTACCAACTAGTTTATCATAATCAACATCCATACCTTTGATATCATTAGCACATATAATGTGCACCATATTAGCTATACCTTCAGGTGCTTTTTTCAAATAGATAGGATCATTAGTTATACCTGTAACTTTTTTAGACATATTAGTTAACATAGTTTTAACTAACTCTTCATTGTGCATGCGTAAATGCCATAAATCATTTGTGTACAATATAGCTGCTAGTTCATAACCACTTAATTTACATAATAGTTGGTGTATGTACGCTTCTTCTATATCATCACTCCAGTAATATTTAGTACTATACATAATACTTTTATATACTTCATCTGGTGTTGGTATGTGTAATTTATATTTATCAATAGCATATTCTATAACAGACTGTTTACAGTTACTTATAATAGATGATATATAACTATAAACTATTTCTGGTTTATAGAATAGTTTATTACCAGCTACAAGTGACTCAGTTATAGCATTACCTATACTAGCAACTGATCTAGTAATAGATGTTAGTGTGTAATGTGCAGATGGGTTAAATAATGTAGTTGATTTACTAGCATACGCACCTGATAGTGAGTTATTAAATATTTTAAGTACTTTTTGCATAACATTGTTATATTTCTGTTGGTTAACATCACCAAGTTGTTTGTATTTAAACTCAGCATGTTTATGATCTTTTCTTCTAGCTATATTTATAGATAGAAAGTTAGCGTGTATACTCTTTTGTACCGACGGATGTTTATAGGTAGTAAATGATGGTACTATAACATCACCACTATCTTTAACATCTTTTATATAATCTTCTAATGTATCTTCTTTTACTATCATATCACCATTAGAGGTTCTATATTTATATTTAACTAAAGGATTAGTGATATCACTACTATTGAGTATATCAACTACTATATCTTTAGCTTTTTCCAATGGTATTTGTTTATCTCTTGCTACTAAATATGACATTTGTTTAATATATTCATCTGTAGGTGATATATCAATACTATTATATTTATCTATAGGTCTTTTAAATACATACTCATCCATAACTCTCTCCTCTTATCAAAAATTAGTTAACATATAAAAAAATATACTAGTTGTACCATATGGTACAACTAGTTAGAATGTAGTTATTTTTAATGTATTATACCCAAGTTCTAATAACCTATTACGTATAATAGATACATCATCTGATGTGGTATTAAATATTTCTATTCTTATATTAGTAGATTCTACTTCTAATATAGAATTATAATCTATATACTCAAGTGCTAATAACACTAACTCTTTTTCACTATTCTCAAATAGATAATATGTGCAGTCATTTATAGATACTGGTAAACCTGTTATAACTGGTGTTAATGTATTATGTAATGTTAGTATATCTCTATATTTAACAGCTTCAGTTGCTGTTAATATAGCTTTAACTTTCATAAGTTGAAATTCACTACCTAATATAGCAGGTGCTAATGTTGTGAAATTATAAGTTTTATTTATATTCATATTCTGTAAGTCTCCATTATAAATTTATAATCATCTATACTAACAACATGTTTAGTTGTTCCAACAAGATCATTGTGTACTATGATAAGTATCAGTTCTTGTAAAGTAGCATTCAATATATGTATATAATCATTTATTATATCTATATTCATAGGTAATTTTAACATAATTATATAGTCTTTTATATTTTCATAAACTAAACCATTACTTATATCATACATAGATTTCTCTGCTAAATCTACTAAACTATCCATAATGTTACCAATAGTATAATTATCAGTAATATTATATTTATTAATAAAGTATAATAAATGTTTAGGTGTTTCACATATTATTGTTTTTTTATCATACACATTATACTCCAACTATTTTCAAAGTTAAACTAATATTATTATTTATACTATTTTTTACAACTACCCATTCATCAGGAATAATATCGTCTATATTAATATTATAACTATATAATAATTTTTTTAACTCTGTTCTTATTCTATCATATAGATCTATCTGTTCATATATAAAATTATGTATAATTTCATCTTTATACGATATTAATGTATATGCTGCGAAATGATCTATATCATATGCTATTTCTTCTGTTTCAATTGTATCTGGTCTTTCGTTAGTACATATTATATAATCAACTATAAAACTAAATAGATTTATAATATCTGTAGGATAATTAATTAAATCATATTCAGTAATTTCATTAATAAATACAGTATATAGATTTGTTAAATTAAGAATATACATTTTATTCATATTCTCCATAATATAATATATTCTTTCTTTATAATCTTCTATGTTACTATATATATAATCGGTATTACGAAAAGTATATGTATTAACACTATTCATGTTCAACTTTACTAACAATATATTCTACTATTAGTTTATTATCACTATTAGTTATATATTTACTAAACTTAATATCTATAAAATCTGGTTCTATACTATTAAGTATTATTATTTCTAACATATCTATATAAGATAATATTACATGTGTAAATTGTTTCTCTTTATAGAATGTGTTTATATCTGTAAACTGATACTCTTTATGCTCGTAGTAGATACAACCTAATACATAATTAGTAAAATTAGTTATAGTATCTTCTTGATGTTTATAGTTATACATCTCGACTAACTTAAGTTCATATTTATCAGATATAGATAATCTGTTCTTCATAGTTAGTAATCTAGATAGATCTATAGTTACTAATTCTTCTTTATGTATTAACATCTTAACTCCCGTATGTTTTTAATATCATTAACATACTATATTTATTTTTATTAAATATAATATCTACATGTGACATAACTATACCACTATTAATAGTTATATGTTCTGACATATTTAATAAATTACTATTACCAATATTAGTTTTAATAATACTTTTTACATCATGTATTATTAACTTAATATAATTAACTAATATAGTTAGAATATAATCGGATATATTATAATTTAAAACTATTCTATATTCATCGTTAATATCATATACTAAATTCTCTATATATGATTTGATTATATCTGTTGTTATTTCTGGATATAATAATAACTCAGTTATTATACTATTAATAATGTAACTATCTAGTATATCAGTACTATCACTATCAGTATGTCCTAATAAGTTTAATATTGATAGATCGTTATACATATATAAACTAGGTTTATATATGTATAATTTAGATAGATCTAGTATATGTAAGTTATATCTAATATTACTAAATCTTTGATTATAGTAGTCTGCTATAATATTCATAAACGTCATGAGTTTCCTTGTTTATAATTTAAGTATTCTGTATATCTATACGCTCGTATATCACCACTATCTATTAATATAATATTACCAGTACTATCGTCAAATGTGTATATGTTATTAGCATAGTCTAATATATAGCGATGTATATGTGTGTAATATATATTATCTATTATACTTAATATAGTATTAATATCAATTGTAGCTATAGAACTAACATATGATTTAAAATAATCTATTAATAAATCAATAGGTTCTACAGATCTAGTCTTAATAAAACATTTACTATTATTAGGTATTAATATATTAGATTTAAAATGTTCAAATTCAGATGTTTCATTATAGATATATAATGTTAATATTTCAAGTATCGTAGGGACACATAACATAGGATGCCATGGTGTACTACTAATTAAATTTAACTTACTATACATCTCTAAGTTACGTCTATCTTCATGTGGATATCTATTATTTTTTACATATATAACATTATCAGGTAGTGTTATATATTTATAAAATATATCTTCTATAGATTGTAACTCATTTTCAATATCTAATATTATTTTCCTCATTTACTATCTCCGTGTGTAAATATGATATGTAGATTACTATTTATAATAACAGTTCTTAATGTTAGTACAATTTCTGGTGTTACATATATCAGTTTATTTAATTTACGTAATAACATATCTTGTATATATGTACTATTAAATATTACTATATCTTTATAAGTATTAGGTAATATATAACCTAAATTATGTAATATAGTTAACATGGTGTTAAACATAACATTATCTAAATATGTAGTTATTTCTTTATTAGATAATATTATATCTTTAGTAATGACATAACATATATCACTAACATCCACTATAATAACTGTATCTTTCATACTATCTCCCCCTATATCATATTATACTGTCATTTATAAAAAATATATTAGTAACTAGTGGTATATACCACTAGTTACATATTAGAATACTAAACCTGTTTCATCGTCAATAACCGATCTTGATGTACCAGTTATATTATCTATTTTAATACTGTTCATAATGTTGTTATAATCTTCAGTAACAGCTCTTAAAGATTTCTCTTCATTAGTAAAGAAGTTAGCATATGTAACCATATGTAATGGAAACTGATCTTTGAATATCTCTAATGCATTACTCTCTGTAACATAACCATGTTTATGATGTTGTAATGTTAAACCTGTATCAAATGGTATATTACCAGCTGATAGTGTTCTACCTATCATAGGTATTACATTTTTAGGTAACTCTATGTTTTTACTGTATATTGCTAATCCATATAAACCAGCTGGTATAGGTATTTTCTTATAGTTAGACTGATCTATAATGTTAGTCATATCTTGAGAATCCAATGCTTCGTTTTCAGAAGATAAAAATAATGCAACTGTTGACATAGTATTAAATAATATTTTATTAGCTTTATCAATAGCACTATGCATACCATTATCAATAAGACCGTGGTTATTAACATATATAACAGCTAATGCTTTGTTAGTAGTGACTGCTATAGAGTTTAAAGAACCTAATGTATCTAATGTATTATTAGCAGATAAACCATTAGAACTATCACCTATAATAACAGCTATAGTTGGTATATTTCTTTCTAATAAGTTCTTAACTAACATAGCTGATATAACTGAACCAGAACCACCACTTGCACTAGCTACTACTATATGATATTCACCAGGTACTCTTCTTAATATTTTGTTTTGATCTAAATATTCACTAACATTAGCAGCTATATCAACTGCATGTGTTCTACGTTCACCACCAGAACCACTTATAGCTTCTTTACTATGTGCTTTAGTTTTAACTAACCAGAATTGACCACGTTGATCTATTTTGTTAATATTAGCATCTGATGTATCTAGATAATTAAACTTAACATTAGAGAACCCTTCACCAAGCTCACTTACCATATCAAATACTTTAGCTGCAGTATTAATACCAGCACCACCACACGCATGTATTATCATATTATTTTTGTCCATCACTACCATCCTTAATATCTTTTTTATTTTTACTATAACATACTATACATAGCTTTTCCATATTAACTATATCGTCAAATGTTTTAACAGGTGATATTATACCACAACATTTACATACATACTTATTACATTCTATACTCATAATTACTCCTTGTATATCTATATTAATAATATATGGTTATAATATACTAGAGTATTATTTATTTTTACCTCTATATGGTTCTCTACCTAGTACATCATATGTGTGTTTAATATTTTCACTATGTGTCATATATTGTAGATTAGAACTTTTATTATTATTCTTATCGCCATCTCTATGGTTAACAAAATCTTTACCTTTTACTTTAGGTAAAAATAAAGCAGCTACTACTCTATGTACTTGTACATGTTTTTTACTACCATCTTTAGTAGTTAGCACATATTCTATATACCCACCTCTAGTTTCATATGGTGATAACTTTATACATAGATAATGATTATTAAGTTTTTCTTTTACTAAGTAAACATTACCTTTATTATCCCCAACATATCTATTATCAAAATTATATTCTTTAATAGTACTTAAATTAATAACTTTCGATGTATGCACTTTTTCTAATTCATTAACCATTATTACTCCGTCATATGCAATAGTACTAGATCTATAATATCATTAGATATCCCATATAATATATCACCATCAGCAGATAAGTAATATTCTTTACTTTTTAATAAACTATTAATCTCATCTATACTTTCTTTAGTATCTAATATATTAAAAGAAACTGTCGATATC